CAACATGCCACAAGGATCGGAGGTAAAGACCTTGCGCGAAAATAAGGACAAACTATATTATGCAGACTTCATAGACAAGAACAACGACATTGTTTGCGCCACTATTGAAATTCCTCCCGATGTAGCGATGTCGAAATACAACGAGAACTATTCAGCCAGCCGTGCAGCTATCAAAGATTGGGAGAATACTTTGACCATCAAGAGAACTGATTTCGGAAGGCAGTTTCTTCAGAACGTTTATGATTTCTGGTTGGATATAGAGATTCTGAACAATAGAATACAGGCACCAGGTTATCTCATAGCACGTCAGGTTACGAATGACTACATGGTTCTGAGTGCTTACCGTACGTGTAGATGGACCGGAGCTCCAGTACCTCATATCGATCCCATGAAAGAAGTTCAGGCAGAGAGAGAGAAGCTAGGGCCTGTAGGTGCTACTGCTCCTCTGACTACAGTTGAGAGAGCTACGGAAACATTAAATGGTGGAGATAGTGATCACAATGCAGAGCAGTTTGCTCAGGAGATGGAGAACATAAAGAAACTTGGCATAGAACTGCCACCTGAGACGACCGAGACGGTCAATGTAAGTCAATAAAATCAATCAAAGTTTTTTTCTAATATTCCTGGTTTCTTCAGGATAGCTATTGATTATTTCCCGCACTTTGGGTCGCATGAGGCTGGCAATTGATTCGCCTGTATTATGCGATATGTTTGAAATTTGCTGATGATATTCATTGGCTACCGTAAATTTTATTTCAGGTAATTGCCATGAGGGATATGTTTTTTTGCTCATAGACTCAAATTTAATTATTTCCCCAATTTGATACTAAATTTTTTATAATATACTTCTCTATGGGATTTTTGGTTACGAAATGGCTAAGGAAATTTACCTCTATACAGGAATCTACGACTACATCGCAGAGAACTTGATCTCGAAGATGGAGGATAATATGGGTTCAACTGTGAACATGAGGATGAACACACCAGGTGGAAATCCTTTATCCATGTGGGGTATAGCTGCAAAGATGAAGGAACATGGTAACGTGAATATTCAAATCGATGGCGCAGCAAATTCAGCAGGATTTTTCCTTCTTCCTTATGCCAAAAAAGTAACTGCATTAAGTGTTTCAAGTGGACTTCTGCACAGAGCGGACATGTATGCCACCACGGCAGTAGAAAAAGAGTGGCTTAATGCACGCAACAAAGATTTGAGAGCACAACTCGAATCAAAGATAAATGTCGCAAAACTTGAAAAACTGAAGGGAGTTACGATGGATCAAATCTTCGATCCAGAAAAAAGAGTCGATGTAATTCTATCGGCCAAAGAAATGAAAGCCATAGGACTTGTCGATGAAATAGTCGAATTGACTCCTATCGAGATGGAAGCTATGGGTTCCATGTTTGAAAAGATTGCAGCATCGAGTGCACAACAACAGCAAGACGATAAAACTAAAAAACTTATGAACATTCAAGAACTTCGCGCACAACATCCTGCGCTTTACGATGAAATTTTTGACATTGGAGCAAAAGCCGGAGTTAACGCAGAGCGTGACCGTGTTGGTGCAGCTTTGGTTTTCAATCATCTTGATCCAGAAGGAGTGAAAGCAATTATCGCTTCTGGTAAGCCAATGACGGCTACTCAGCAAGCGGAATTTGCACTAAAGGCAATGAGCCCTAAAGCGGCAGAAGAATTGGCTGCAAGCGCAGCTAAAACAGTTCCCACCACACAAACAGATGATGGAAAGAAAGACAAGCCCAATCCAGAATTGGATACTTTCACAAAGAGCATTCGTGCTTCTTTGAATCTCAAAGACAAATCAGAAAGTGATGTGATTATGGGTTTCGAGAGAGGCGTTCGGGCAACAGCATAAAAAAAAGAAAAAAAGATTTTTAAAAGATCAACGATATGAGTTCAGCAACCATTACGATCAATACAGGCCAACAGATTACTACCCAGTACAATCTGGAGAAACTGTTCTTATGGGGCAACCGATATGAGAACGACAACTATGTGAATAACTTCAGTTATTCCACCATTACGCTGTTAGCCGGTACGGTAATGGGTCGAGTGGCAAGCACTGGAGTATTGATTCCTTCGACTGCTTCGGCAGTAGATGGTAGTCAATTTCCTATAGGAGTCCTTGCCAGAGATGTGGTAAACCTGGCAGCAGGACAAACGCAACAATGTGCAATCTGTATCGCTGGAGATATTTCTGCTCCTCTTTTGATATTCACTTTCGGAGATACGCTGGATACGGTTGTGGCCGGACGTAGGTATCGTGACAGATTACAGGCAGACTCAGCAGGAATTGTATTGAGAGGCCGTACGGAGATGACCGATTACGACAATTAAGAATTAAAAAAAAATAAAGCGAACGCAATATGAGTATTTCAACCGCAGACATCAGGGGACTTTTCACCACCACGTTAGTGGATGTTTATCGCGAGAGGCCGAAGGTTACCCCTTTCCTTCAGTCATTCTTTCCTACGCAGGTAGTTCCTACCAAGTCCACTTACATTGAAGTGGAACGTATGGGGGAGAAGGTGGCTACCGATGTGGTAAGAGGAACGGAAGGTAACCGTAATACTTTCAGCCGCAGTTCGCAAAAGATGTTTGAGCCTCCTTATTTCAGGGAGTATATGGATTTGACCCATCTCGATCTTTATGATCGCGTATTGGGATCACAAGGCAACGCACAAGAACCGCTATTCATTTCATTTGTGAATGAAGTAGCAGACCGGATGGATATTCTGATCGACAAAATCAGACGTGCAAGAGAACTTCAGTGTGCTCAGGTGTTTTTCAATCAAGGTATTGTAACGATGACACAGGGGGTCAATATTGACTTCAAGCGCAAGACATCATCAATTTCAGATGTCGCAGGTGACTATTTCGCCACGGTAACGGATCCATATCCAGTGTTCGTGAAAGGTTGTGATTTCTTGAGAAAGATAGGTAAGTCTTTCGATGGGACGTTCAATGCTATTATTGGAACGACTGCATGGAATGACCTTCGTAACAATGCTAAGTTCATCGACACACAGAAGATGTTCCAGGCTAAGTTCGATGATGCTATCATGCCTGTACGTCAAGCTGAGGGCATGGTATTCTTAGGAAGCATTACTGCGGGATCATATCGCGTACAGTTGTGGTCTTATCCACAGTTCTACGATCTTCCTGTGAACGATGCGGCTGGCAATACACCAACAAGTCTTTCATGGACACCTACATATACTAGCACTCCTTATGTGCCGGTGAACCAAGTGGTGATGTTCCCTAGCAATCCACGCTTCAAGCTGGTATGCTGCGCAACACCACGATTGATTGGAGCTCCCGGTCAAGTTCCTATCCAGGGAGAGTATAACTTCTCGGATATGATCGATGAATGGTTGGCAAAGCATCAGATGGCAGTTCAATCAGCTCCTATCGCGATTCCGGTGGCAGTGGATCAGATTTATACCTTCAGAGGAGCTGCTTAAAAAATATTATTTAGACAGGCATTTTTTGATTGGTCGGTTATAATTTGGATTAGGGTAATAGCCTGCGCCTGGTAAACGCAGGCTAAACTTTTTATATGGGAATGATAGAAACAGCACAAGCGGCAGTGAAGAGGATAAGAACAGATCCGAATGGATTTACCAAGACTATTCAGTTTACGGCAGCAGATGGCATCACCACCGCGATTATCAGAGGGATGTCATCGGTCATTCATTTAGGGGTAGATAATCAGGGAGAGTTTGTTAATACCAGAAAGATCCATATTTCTTTCGCAGAGAGTTCTTTGTCAGATGTAGGTTATCCGGTAAGGGATTCAAATGGCAAGCTCATAATTAAAGATAATAGGGTGGCCGTGATTGACAGTATGGGGATAGTTGAGCAGTATGTGATAAGAGAAATTTACCCGGATGAGGCGTTAGGACTTTTGGTTTGCATGTTAGGAGATTTTGAATGAGTGCTATAAATGTTCCCATAGGACCACAGGCTTTTGAGATAGTCAGAGATCGGGTTGGAAGGATATTGGCTCAGGAGTTATTGACACAGTTCCAGTTGAACTATGATATTAACCTGAAGGCGAACGTGTGGATAGAGAGGTTTGTGCCTTTTGATTTGGAGACAGAGTATCCATCAGTTAACGTGCAACTTGCGGAGGGTAACTACGGAGGACAGACACAGATACAGAGTGACGGAACGTACCGGTATTATGTGGATTGTTATGTGGGAGCCAAGACGAGTAAGAATAATGGACCTGGAGATCAGTTCGCGATGGCGAAGTTACAGAGGTTAATGGGCGTGGTGAGATCGATCATTGAATACTCGGGGTACAAGACTTTGGGGTTTAACACGCCTCCAGGATTTATAATGAATAGACATTGGGAAGGGCTTCAGATAGCGAACCCGGACCAGAAGAGAATAGATGCGGAGAGTTCTGTGATGGGGAGGTTGGTGTTATCGGTTAAGGTACCAGAGAACAATGATCTTGGAAGTTTGGCGAGACCTTTGAATGTACTTTATACGCAGTGGAAACTTGATGAGACTGATCGTGGTTATTTGTGGGTAGTAGGAGCTTCGAGTAGTAGAATATTTGACAGTAGTTTTGATAATTCGTTTCCTTAAAAATTAAAGTGATTATGAAAAAAATATTGATTGGAATTTTATCTTTTATCTCGTTGGCATGCTTTGGTCAGGCAAAGACAGATGCACAACTTATAGCCAATGGTAATACTGTAATCAGTGCTGGGCCCGGACAAAACACTGCTGCACGAATTGGTGGAGATTTTAATGATTTAGCTTATAGTAAGCTATCAGTATTGCCTTTAGTAGCGACAGGGACCAATACTTATGTTTCTACATCTTCAGCGATAACAAGTTACTCCAATTGTCTGTTTGAGATCCAATTTCAGAATGGCAATAGCGGAGCTTCAACACTGAATATTAATGGTTATGGAGCAGTAAATCTTCAGAAGCTAGTAAGCGGATCTTATACAGCACTTTCGTCAGGAGATATTCAGGCCAATCAGGTATTGAAAGTTTGGTATGATCAGCCTAATAATATATTTCAAATTTTCTTAGGTAGTTCAGGCGGAGCATGGGGTTCTATTACGGGTACACTTTCAAATCAAACTGATTTACAAACAGCCTTAAATGCTAAACAATCAACAATCACTTTCGGCACGGGTGTTCAAACTGCATTAGGAGTAAACATTGGTAGTGCTGGTGCTCCTGTTTTGTTTAACGGCTCAGGTGGAACACCATCTAGCCTAACCTTGACTAATGCAACAGGATTGCCAGCCGCTTCTATCAATGCAGGTGCTTTAGCGAATGGGATGACAGCAACAACACAACCACCTGGGACTAATAATGGTACAATTGCAACCACAGGTTATGTAGATGCTCTGACATTAACAATCAGTACTGGTCTAACCAACACATCAGGAACGTTAACAGCAGATCTTTCAACCGGAAAATCAGGAGGACAAAGTGTAATTGGCGGAACAGCATCGGGTAATAATTTAACGCTTTCATCAACTTCTCATGCAACCAAAGGGAGTATAATTTTTGGAGCAAGTTCTTATAGTGAGGCAAACAATACAATCAGTTGGGTTTTAAATACTCAAGGTTCATCGATGGGAGGAAGCTGGACCGGGACAGCTTCAGGACAAGATCATTTTATAATAAATCCAACGATTACCGGAAGATCAAACGGAAGTGGAGGAAATGCTGATGTTTATAATCTATTTGAAATTGGCGGAAGTTTTGTTGTTGGATCAGGTACAAGTGCTCAGGTTGCCAGATCGTTATATTTAACATCAACTTTTCCAGTTGGGATGCAAGGAAGGGAGCTTATTAGTACAAATCCAACATGGAGTACAACAGGATCGGCCGATTATTTAATGCATTTGCAATCAGCATCTTCAGATAGATTTAGAATTAGATATAATGGAGATTTATTCCAGAGTGGAACTACTGCCGATTTTACAGGTTCATCCACAATAGCTCTTCGCTCCCCTGCCAGTACATTTAGTAGTTCAGGTACAAATGTTGATGTTATAGTGTTTAATACAGGTGGTACAAAAGCATGGCGGCATCGTGCAACGAATGTTGATGTATATACTTTTAATGACGGCACGAATGATATTTATACTGTCTCAAGTAGTCTATGGACATTTAATCGTGTTATAAAGTTCGGAGGTACCAATACTACTGGAGGGGGAAGTGCTTTGTTAGGAACAAATTCACCAGCAACTACAAACACCGCCCCATATACATGGGTTCAAATAACAACTTCTGATGGCTCAACTGCTTATATACCGGCATGGAAATAATTATGAGATTAATATATTTACTTCTATACGTTCTATTTTTAATTGGATGCACCGATCCTAAAATCAGCGCTTCGCAGGTAGGACATTTCGTTTCAGAAAAGAATATTCCCGTTTCTGTTGTTACTGGTTTTTCCAATTCACAAAACTATTATACTGGTGATGGAACAGGAAGACAAGCTGATTCGGTAGGGTTTAGTGCTTGGGTTGTAGTGACTGCAAACTATCCCGCAATTCCAACAAATGATACCCAGTTAATTTTTGGGAAGACCAACCACAATGCCAATAAAGTTGGTTGGGGATTTTGTCAGTTTCAGGGAGAGACTTCAATGTTCGTTGGTGGCACATTCATTCGTAATGATAATGATACTGTTACAAAAGTAAACGCAATCGCTTCAACGTGGGACGAAGTAGGGAAAATACAAGTTATTCATGGAGTAGTTAGACATGGTAAAATTTACATGTATAAGAATGGGGTACGTTCTTATAATGGATTTACGATGAACGCTACTACAATGTCATTCATAAGCTCTACCAAAGGGCTTACGATTGGATCGTTTGCTTTTGTTAATTCAAGTAATTTTTACCCTTATCAAAGCGGTATAATTGCGTGTGGGATTAGTTCAACAGGACTTACTGATTCTCAGATAGAATCACATTACCAAGCTCTTTTAAATGATGTTTATTCACAGGCTACAAATACAGTAACTTTATTCAAAGCAAGCGATGCCGGATCGACTTGGACAGATGCAGTAGGCGGATTAGTTGCTACTCGTGCAAGTAGTGCATCATCATCAACTACGAATATTCCTTTTTATGCAAGGTATAATCCTGCTGAAAGAATAAGTGATGTTGATCCAATTTTACCAGCCCTTCCAAATACGGCAGGGGCATTAGATGTGCTATTTATTGGAGATAGCCGTACTATTGGAGGGACACCACATAATAGTTGGCGATTGGGCTGCTATAATATGCTCTTGAACGATTCCCGCATCAGTAATATGAGCTTTAAAGGGCCGGTATTTAATTCAGCTTTCCCAATGGGTTATTATGCTGGATATGGGGGAACTTCATTTATGGATTTTATTATTGGATCAAATGGAGCGTCAACACCAGCAACGTATATGGCTGCGTATGATCCCGATATAATTGTCATAATGTTGGGTGTTAATAATCTTCCAGACGTTACACAACAGTCTGATTTTACTACTCTCGTCATGACTTATTATAACTTAAAACCATCACTTAGATTTGTTTTCATAGAAGAAAACAATGCTCGTTTTTCAGGCCCTACAAGAGATGCACAAATGCAGAGCATGAACAATTGGCGATGGCGAAAGGGATGGGTACAACTCAGTCAAATGGGTGTAAAATTTGTTCGTGTCGCAATGTATAACACATTACTGCCGCAACAAGGGGATTTTATTTTAGACGCTTTTTTTGTCCATCCTACTGAATTAGGTTTCTCAAAAATGCACGGATGGAATTCCAATTCAAACAAGGGCCACGGAATAGCTTACGGATTACTTTTAGCAGCAGGATATAAAGATTAGAATAATGAAAACACTACCCACACTCTTACTTATTTCATTTTGCTCGATGGCTTTCGCGCAAAAGAAATCTGAACCAATTGATTCTTCAAAGTTCCATATCGAATTTACTGAACTTGAAAAAATGACGTTTCAAGACAATGATGAGTTTGAAAAACAAGCAAAAATACAGGTTGATTTATTCAATCAGGCTATTGCAATTCGAAGAGAAGAGCATCAAAAATTTGTAAGTCGCATATATCAGTCAAGAAAAATACCAATACAAAGGCTGAGTGATAAAGGGGATAGCCTGATAGTAACGAAAGAAGGAATTGATGGAATACTTAAACCTAAAAAGAAATAGCTAT